TGTCCATGAACATTTTCAATCAAAGCAAAGTTACCAACCTCAACAGGAGTAACGGCACCATTGAAAGAATTAAAGGTTCTTGGTTTTTCTACGTCAACATATGTTGGAACAATTGTTTCAATTTCATAACCACGAACATAAGCTTTGCCTGGCGAAACTTGTGTTGTCAAAAAATCATCAGATGCAGTATTGCCACTGTCTGTAGTTTCGCCTGTAGAATATACACCATCATTTAATCCATCATCCAAGGTTTCTAACTTTTCAACATCGAATTTGTTTATGGTGAAGTCACCATATAGATCATAAGTTCTTCTTGCGAGAGTATCGCCGAGAACTGAGTATTCTGTATTTCTAACTTTCTCTTGTACAACACCTGTATCAGTTCTAAGAAGTTCGATGAAGTTCTCATCTTCTACAGAATCTAAAGTAAGTTTTGCAAGTGTCAAAGAAATCTTTAGACGGTGTGCGCCTTTAGCGTTTACGTTTGAAGAACCTTGTGCGTTATCCAAAAGAGAAGTATCTTCTTCTGGAGTTTCCAAAGTTTCAGTAACCGTCAAACCAACACGATAAGATGGTGTGTTTGTATACTTGTCTAGGATAATTCTTTGTTCTGATACCTTAACAAAATGTCCACGAACAAAGTAAACACCTTCTTGGATGTTCGCAGAAGAACCAGTTGCAGTTGCGTCTGTTGCTTGAAGTTGTGCAGAATCAATACCAGCGCCAAATGCACCAACGACTGCATCAGCAGAAATCTTTTCTCCGTTTTGGAATACGACTGTAGTGTTGTCTGAACCTGTTGCAACGTATTTTACATATAGCGTAATTGGATCAGTTGTAGTTGCTGCGACTGCTTGAACAACCTCTGCGACAACACCACTAGCTGAACCAGTAATTTTCTTTCCAACAAAATCTTGAATGTATGTGGAGATTTCTGTTGTCTCCAAAAGTCCCTGTAGTTTAACTGCATAGTATTCATTAGTAAAACCAGTTGCGCCAGGGATGACAACTGTTCCTTCTTTGAACATATGTCTACCATGTCTCTCAACTTGGTTTTGTAAAATTGTTTGAAGTGCAGTTAACTCTCTCGCTTGGATTGAGAACCCAGGCCGAAAGAGTACCCTATGAAAGTTTTTGTCTTCTGCAAAATCATCATAATACGGGGCTACATTAAGATTTGTATTTTCCATTGTTTAGAATTCCACTACGATTTTAATATCTTCTGTTTGGTCAGACGCACGAGAGATTGGGCGTCTATTCTCTATATAGATAACCTTCCCACTGTCTGGTTGTAGTTCTGGATTTGCATATGAACTTGCAGTACCAACAGCACCACTAGTGCCACCTGTAATAACATTAGAACCACTAAATGCAATAACATTTCCGTTTGCAGCGATACCATAGTTTGCATATCTTTCCTGTTGATAATAGATAATATTGTTTGAAGCATCAAACTCAACAACCTTACCTATTGCACCAGTTGTTGACTGAGTAATCTTTTCATCAATCTCATATGGTTTAGTTGGCGCACCTGTAAGTGTAACACTAAATGTTTGTCTCGCTGTAGAAGCAGTAGAAACTGTTGTTGTACCAAAGTTAAATGGGTCTTTGATGATACCAACTTCTCTAAAGTCATTTGCGATTGTAAAATCTGAACCTTCATTCTGTTCTAGTTTGATATTAGTCATCACAAAGTGAGCACCAAGTTCATGTACTGCATCTTTACCATGTCCACCCTTTGGTGAAATAATTGGTTCTACTTTACCACCAGAACCAGAACCGATATTTGCAGCTGTGGTTAATCCTGTGTTACTGAAAACATTTCCTAAATCTACAGTAGCAAATCTATATCCTGTTCCGCCCGCATATATGTTAGTTCCAGCCGAACCTTGTTTTACAATAGAGTTTCCAGATACTACAATCTTGACGATACCATTTGCACCATCTCCATCTATTGGGGAATAATAAGTTCCATCTGTATATCCAGAACCAGCGGTTGTTCTTACAACATCCAAAGAACCATCTACGGCATCACCTGATACAGTTGCATCAGTACTTACTGGAATAAAATCTGATGTTAAAAACTTAGTAACTTCTGAAGTTGTAATCTTATACATGTATTGTAGTCTGTATCCACCCAACTCAAAAGGAGTTGAAGTTTCAGAGGTAGGTTCACTACCACTATACACAGCACCACCATTATTGTCAAGTACTTTATAGACTCTATAGTCAGAAGTCATAAAGTAAAATGTACTACCATACAGGTTTGTTACATTACTTGTTGTTGGATTGGTTGAACTAATGTCATGTTCATACATGTCATATCGTGTGTTGTTAGTCCAGTTCCGTCTTGGAATAACGTATGAAACATCCGAAGATGAGATTAATTTGGCAGCAAGCATAGAATCCCATTTATAATGTTCCGTAGTTACATCATCATTTGGAACTGGTGGTGAGTTATCCGAACCACCAGAAGTAGATAGTGTAAATGGAGTACTCTTACCAATAAAAAGGTAATATCTTGTTGGCGCTGCCTCAGAGAACGACTCAAAGAATTGTTCTGCATTGTGTTGCCTGAAATGTTCAGTAATAATTGCTGCCATTGTTTTTTCCTATAAAGTTATTTATGCATATTGTTAAGAAGGTTTTGTGGGCCACTTTACATCATCTACACTACTCGCAGTTTTAGTAATATCACGAAGTTCTTGACGGTAAGTTTTCCACTTTTCTTTTTTTGCGTTTGTGATAGAAGCATCTGGTATCTGAGTCCAATCTGACGAAGTAAGTAAATTATTTCTTACTGAACGTAATTTTTGTAACTCTTCTTCCTCTGTAAATTTAATCTCGTTTGTCTTAAAATCTTTACCATCATAAGTCCAACCAACGATAACTGTATCATCACAGTCTACCCATGACATAGAAGAGTGTACTTCAAATTCTTCTTTTTGAACGTCTACGACTATACCATCTAAAATAAGTGCTTTCATTATGCATACTCCTCAACATAAACTACTCCTGCTTTTCCAGCACCAGAAGAACCACCGTGTCTTGAGTGTACCCCACCACCACCAGAACCGAAGGCTTCACCTCCCGAAGCAGCGACTGAAGTATGAGATGAACCACGACCACCCCCTCCATAAAAAGAAGCGCCTCCAAAACCAAAACTTCTTGCATAAGTGTCAGTTACATTAAAATTATCCCAACCATTACCACCAGTACCACCAGATATGTTTATGGCACCACCACTTCCAACGCCACCAGCACCACCAATACCAGCCCCAACATTACCATGAGAGCCTCCATTTCCGCCTGTGGCAGAACAGTAAGAACCAAATGAAGATGTACCACCACCAGAACCATTATTAGCACCTGCTGAAACACTAGCACCGCCTGCACCTACAGTGACCGCTACTGATGATACAGAAGATACATCTATAGTTTCAATCGCAGTACCACCAGCACCACCTCCAGAACCCATGTCATTAGCTAAAGTACCATGAGCACCACCAGCACCACCACCACCAGTTACAAATACTTTGACAGTATTAATACCAGTTGGTTTTGTATATGTTCCACTTGAGGTAAAGACTTGAACAGATTTAAGACCTAATCTTACAGTAGAAGCAATTTTTGCTTGAGTGATTGAACCATCAGCAATGTCAGCAGCAACAACTGCATCAGCAGGAATTTTTGCACCAGTTACGGCATTATTCGCTATCTTTGCAGTTGTTACAGAGTTACTTGCAAGAGCGTTTGCTCCTAATGTATCAATAGTCATTGTCTACTCCTTACTTAATTATTAAGCGACTGTCACGCCATTTTGCGAAAGTATTGCCCATCCGCCAGTTGTATTGTAAATCAATACTACACTATCACCTACGTCATTAAAGGTAATTGTTGAACCACCAGCTAAAGTTGCTGGAGTAAGGGTTGCGTCACCGCCATCCGTTACCATTGAGATAGTTTTAATCTGCCCATTAACACCATTTGCAAGTGTAAACGCTTGAGCACCAGATGTTACAATCGCACTATGTGCTGTATTAAGTGACAATGCAACGGCAGAACCACCACCAGTTGCAGTTTGAGTAGCAACAACAGTCTTTGCACCACTCAACAATACGTTTGGAGTTGCTCTTGCAGAACCACCATCTAGAGGTAACATGAAGAAACCACTATCGGTTGCAGAGTGAGGTTGTCCCATTATAGTTTGTCCGTGAGTATTATTCTCACAGTTCAATCTAATTGCACCTTGATTGTTTGCACCAGTAGTTGAACGAATAGTTATATGGCCTGCTCCCTTTGGAGTGAGTGCCATGTCAATATTAGTATTAATACCAGAAACACTAAAAACTGGTGCAGTAGATGTTGCAACCGAAGCGTTACCACCAGTAGCTGCGTTTGAAAGTGTAAAGTTATTTACAGCACTTGCAGTTTTACCGAAAACAAGTAATTCGTTTTCACTGTCATCAGAAATCTTAGCACCGTTTGCAAGTTCGATTTGAGTATCCAACAATACTTTACCAGTTGCATCTGGCAGAGTGATTGTTCTGTCTGCTGTTGGATCTACAACTGCAAGAGTAGTTTCGTGTGCATCAGCAGTTGCACCTTCAAATTCGATTGCGTTGATTTTTGGTGTAGTTAAAGTTTTGTTTGTTAACGTCTGTGTTCCTGTAAGTGTTACAAAGGAATCAGAAGTTAAAGAAGAACCATCACCCAATTTGGTATATAGTTCTGTAAAGTTGGCGTTTAGTTTGCCTGCGCCTGTACGAAGGTCGTCGCCAGTTCCGTCATTTGCGGCAGAACCACGCCCAATTGCTTGATATGACATTTTGTAGTTTCTCCTAAAAGTTTATATTATTTATACAGTTATTTATAAGGTTTCGTCAAGGGTATATGCATTAGAATCCATAGAAATATCAATTTGGTCGAATGTCAAAAGTCCGCCAATTTCATTATCAAACCTTATTGTACCATTATCAAATTTTGTGCTTGTTCTTGAGAACAATTGTTCATCTTCACCAGCAGCCCTATCGAACTTGGTGTTAGAACTATCAAAGTACATATCATTCTGATCGAATGAATCTGTGTATCTTGCAGCAGTATCACGAGTTCCACCACTCTCATCGAATGTCTGATCACCTCTATCGAAGGTAGCGAAGTTATTATCGAATGCATTAGTCAAACCAGTGCGAGTGATAATAATTTCACTTGGTGGTGGTATATTAATAATAGTCGAATATGCTGTAAGAGGTATACGATACCCACCAGAACCATCTGGTTCAGAAAGTTCATCAATTCTATACCGTCCTATCTGTGCAAGACTATATTGGTCACGAGAGAAGTCTTTACCCAATGTTGGTGTCCTGTAAATGCCAGGATAGTGTGGGATAGCTTCATGTTCAAATTCTTGAACAAAGTGTTGATGAGCACTTTCTCCGTGGTGTGCATCATCTTCTCCTGTCTCTTGTAACAGATGATTATCATCTTCTGTCATAAGAAGGAATGTATCTTCATAATGTGGGTCAGCAGTGAATCCAAACATTGCAACATTTTCCAATGTCGAACCACTATAATGTGAACCTCTGTTTAGATTCATCCTAACAGAAACGTCAGATGTTAATGTAACATCTCTTCCATTTGGTATATCAGATATATCTGAATATCCAGTTACAGGAGCAGATACTAATGATGTTCCATCAGTTACCGTACCCAATCTTCTACCAAATATGGTAGTGAATAGGTTAGTGAATGTAGATGCAAGTTCTGGTGAGAACGTATCGTCACCAGTAAAGTCGGCGATAGAACCAGCAGCAGGAACTTGAATTGTTGCAGATACTTGTGATGCAAACGATACTTCACCAAAGACGTTCCAACCAGCAGGGTGAACAGAACGGCGAATCGAATCTCTCCATTGATTGATAGATTCACCAACACGAACAACATATGAGTAATCTTGATAGTAGAAACTATCTTGAACCTTCATACTATCAACAGATGGTTTACCTCTTTCAGATTGGAAGTCGCCAACTGTAGTACCAACAGTTCCTATTTCAACAGTACCAATTGCAAAGTCGCCTTGGACGATAGTTGCAGTGGCACCAGTAATCGTTGTAAGAATATCTCCCTCATCTAAGGTAACATCTGTTCGAACAATCAATAAGTTTCTTGTTGCATCAAAGTTGATAACTTCACCAACGTGACTCGTAAGAGTGTCGCCGGCAGAGAATGTTCCAGTATAATTCTTAATGATGAAGTTTCTATTAAACTGTCCCTCTGGAACAATGGTATAATCTAAACCAAAGTTTGTTATTGAAACATCACCTATAGCACCAATCTTTGGTGCAGAAGTGGAGCAAGCATAAAGTTCTGCCCCAGAGCCTGTAGTTGATGATACTGTAACGAGAGGGGTCTTTAAGAAACCATTACCTGAGTTGACAACTTCAACTTTAGTAATCTCTCCTATCTCTGATGCAACTCCCAAGGCAGTAAAGGTTCTTGGTTCAAGTATAATTTGAGTTCCATCTTCTAAAACAAGATTGTCAACTTCACCTACTGTAGTCTCTAGACCTGAGAAGAAAATATCTGCATCTTCTCTAAGAAGTTGTTTACCATCTTCCATGATGATATCACCAGTAAGGTCTGTAGAAGTACCTTGCTGCTTTGCATACTCTAGAGCATCTGTCTCTGTTAATAGAAGAGAATCATCTTCTAGAACAATATAGTCTCCTGACTCACTAGACAAGTATGAGTTGCCCAATGTCGAATCTTCAAGTTCAAAATTGTCGATGGCAATTGTAAGTATCTTTTCATCATTCTCAGTGACAATAGAATCTGGTGATGTAGTTTGTTCTAGACTTATACCACCACCAACTACAGAAACTTTTGCCTGAACACTAGAACCTTCAGTTCCAGTTAGATTGAATACAAGATTATCACCTATGGTATATCCTGTACCGCCATTCTCAATTAGAATTTCATTTACTGAACCTGGCGATATAGATTCAATTCTGGCAGTTGCAGCATTATTACCGCCCGTTTTAATATTAACCGTGTCACCAATATTATAATAAGAACCTCTATTGGAAACAGATAGTCCTGTAACAATTCCCTTAACAGTACCAGCAATTTCTAAATCTCTAGCTACATCTGTAGAGGTAATAATTTCTCCCTCAACAAAATCTCCAACGATTGAGTTTTCATCCAAACTCAATTCAGCGATATCAGTTGCACCTTCTCTAAACTTAATAACAGTTATAAGAATAGCAGTTGCACCAGAAGTAGAACCAGTTATAAACTCACCAATAGCAGAAGTAAAATCTGAGTTTCCATTTTCAACAATACGAATTACTTTGTCTGTAGACCATTCACCATCTGATGAACGGATAAGATTATCTCTAGGATAAATTAATTCCGCTTCTTGATTGAAAAGAATTCTAAAGAATAGTTTATGGGCATCCTCTGTACCTTTAGCAGCATACAAGTCTTTAATGCTCTTGATAAGTTTTCTTTTCTCTGTACCTTCGGCAAGAGTATTCGGAATAGATTCCATAAGGGAATCTCTAAACTTATCAAGAAAACTATAAACTGTGTTGTCAACGTCTGCGTATTCCAGAAGTTGTTGAATATTTTGTACAGGGTTTGCACGATAAGATACAACAGTTGTTGTTGCACCAGAAGATGAACCAGTAATTGTTTCACCAGTTTCGAATCTTTGTTGGGATGTAATGAATAATCTATTATTATTATCAAAGTCATCTACAAGAACCCTTGCAGTTGCTTTTGATTTAGAACCTACAATAGTTTCCCCAGCAGTAAACTTACCAGCAGAAGATTCAAGAACAACTTTTAATTCTTGTTCATCTAAAATATAGTTTTTACTTATTGTTTCTTCAATAACATAATCATTAGAACCTGATACGACAAGCTCGCCAGATTCTAAAAACTCATAATAGTATTTAAGAAATAGAGAAAATAAAGGATGATCTGATTTTACATATTCAGGCAGTTGTTCTTGAATATGAGGAGATACTTTATTTTTTAGGGTTGGACTAGTCATCTAAAAACCTTACTAGTATGTGTTTTGCGTTGTAGTATATCCTGTACCAGCAGAAGAACCACCAGACACAATAATATCAACAGTTCCATCAATTGATACAGAACCAGTATCAATCTCAAGAATTTGATTTCTAACAGACACAATATCATTTGAAGCAGGAAGAATATCAATTGATATTGTATTACCAGTACTTGTAGAAGTGATGTTCAAATCAGTAAGAACAATCTTTCCAGTTTCATAATCAATAGTTCCTGCCGTTTCATCAACGTAGTTTCTAGTAGTACCACCAACCAGATAGTAAGTTCTGATATTATTATTTCCATCATCATCAAGATATAGTGTATTTGTATTTCCAGCAATAGTAAAACCTGTAGAACTAGTAATACCACCCATAGCAGAATTATGCCCAGTGTGTGGATTATATAATGGATTATTAAAGTTAATAATATATTGAGTTACAGTATTTAATGTTGGCGTTAAAACTTTATTAAGAGTTATTCTTGTTGTGTTTGAAAGAATTGATGTATCTGATGCATCAATAAGTCTAGATAATTTAGAATGTCTAAACACAACATCAAAGTTTTGTAAATCACTATCATTATAATTTGTTATTGTTTGTCTTATAAGAGTTTCGATATCTCCCACAGATTTAGTTGTAGTTTTACTATCAAACTTAAAATCAACTTTTAGTTTAACTTTTGTTACTTCTGGATTAACAAAGGTAGGTCGAATAGATGCTACATTATACTTTTTCAAATCATTTGCAACACTATTCTTTTGTGCTTGAGTCAAGTTGACACCAGACTTAGTTCTTACAGATAGAAACACCTGTCCATATATTGGTGGATCATTATCCTCACCACCCCACACTTGAACCGATTTTGTAGCAGCATAAACTTGAGGAAGAATTGTCTTATAGTCTTGTGTCGTTACTGCTCTACCCTGTGATGAATAATCTAGGGGAGCGTTAAATTTTATAGATGTAATAGATTCTGGTTCTGCACCACCTCTTGATGCAATCAAAGTTGCGACAGTCACATCAGTCTCGCCGTCAACTGATGTAGTAGAGAAGAGGTTTGCACCATTAGCTTTTGTTTTGTTTGTGACAACATATTGAAGTTGAACGATGTTACCATTAGAGATTGCACTGCCAACAACTCCATCACCAAAGTAAACTTCAAACTTACCATCAGCACCTTCTTGAATAAAATAAACATTTGCACCAGATGTTACTTGAGTAATGTCAGTTGCAAGAGTATATACTGTTGTAGTTAAGTCACTAGTAGAATTCTGTACAGATACTTGTAGTGTTGTAGTGTCTGCTCTTGTGTCCGTCACCAGAAACTTCTGTTCAATGTTATTCAAATCAACAGTGTATCTGGATGTAACAAGAGTTCCTTCATAGATTGGAACATTGATAAATCTCATAATACCATTTGATGGAGTAACAGACAAATCCGTATTTGTTACAAATCCATATGTGCTACCATC